ATTCCCGGTGGGCTTTGCGGCTGGTGATCCACTGGCCCATCTTGTCGCCGGTCAAGGCCTTGTACGGGGCAATATCGCCCTGCACGTAGGCCGCCGAGAGCTGCTGCGTCATCGGCACCCCACAGATGCAGAACACCGGCTCCAAGGCCTCGCGCACCGAGCGGAGGATTTCACGCTGCTTGCCGCAGTGGCCGCACTTCCAATCATAGAGCGGCATCAGTAGCCGCGGCCGGCGCCGGCGCTGATCACCGGCTCGAACGGATCGCCCGACTCCCAGCCGATTTTGTAGTAGTGGCCGGAGTGAATATCGTCCGGCGTGCCGCCCCACCAGTCATACAGCAGCGGGCGCTTCGGGCCGGAGACGCCCCACACCCGCCGCAGGTTGGCGACGTTGTTCCGGAACGCCAGCCAAATATAGGCGTGCGCCCACGGCCAGCCGGTCGGCGGGTCGTCCGAGTTCCAATAGATCCAGGTCACTCGGGCGAGCGCCGGCCATAGACAGATAAATACACCGGGGACGAACAAAATCGCGTTTACGGCCTGGATGCCGGCGAAGAGCAGCCAAAATAGACATGTTTTCATGCGGCCTTCTTCTCCTTCTCGGCCGCGGCTTTGCCCATCTTCTCATCGTGGGACTGGTTCATCCGCGTGATCGACTGCTCGTGGCGGCGGCCCTGCTCGTTTTGCTCCTTCTCGTGCGCCATCTTCATGCCGGCGATCTTGAGCTCGGTGTCGGCCTCGAGCTTGGCGATGCGCTCCTTGGCGGCCGTCTCCCACTGGGATTTCTCGGCCTCGAAGCGCGCGCGCAGCTCCTCGATGACCTGGTCGGTCTTGGCCTTAATCTCCGCGGCGTGTTGCGCGGTTTGGGCATCGAGTTGCGCTTTGAGCTGGTCCCGTTGCGACTCCAGCTGGTTTTCCTGCTGCGCCTGTTGGGCCTGGGCTTGCTGCTCGCCCTGGGCGACTTGCAGCGTGACCTTGCCCTTCAGCTGCTCGAGCTGCATTTGGATTTGCCCCTCGGCCTGCGCCTTGGCGACCTCCGGCGGCGGCCCCTTCGGCTGCTTCGCGGCCTTCTCGAGCGCCTCCATCATGTCCTCGAAGGTTTGCTCGACCGCGCGCGCCGTCTTGAACGCGCGGATGCCGAACATCAGCAGCTCGCCCAACATCGGCAGGATCTCGGGGGCGGCGGCGCCGGCCTGGACCATCTGCTGCACGAACTCGCCGACCGATTTGATCAGCTCCATGCGCGCCAGCTTCTCGGCCTCCTCGTCCATGCGGATGGTCGAGTCGGTCTCCAGGTCCAAGCGGAACTCGCGTAAGACCGGGTTCTTGAGCAGCGCCTCGACCTCCTCCCAGGTGGGAAGCTCGAGCAGCTGCATTTTCTCAGGGCTGGGCGGGGCTTGGCCCGGCGCCGGCGTCATCGGCTGGGAAGGAGCGCCGGGGTGCATTTGACCGCCGGGCTGGGGCGCCTGCTGCGCTCCGACCGCAGGGACGGCACCGGCGGCAGGCGGGAGACCCGCTTGCGGCATACCCGGTGCGCCCTGCGGCGGTCCCGAAGGACCCGGCTGCGGCGGCGACGTTGTATGAGGCGGAAGCATAGCAGGCGGGGCAGCGCCCGGGGCTCCTGGATGCACCCCGGGTGGCGCACCGGCAGGCGGCGAAGGGGATGACATCGCGGCCTGCGCTTGCGCCATTTGCTGCATTCGGGCTTGCGCAGCGAGCTGCGCTTGGATCTGTTGTTTCTCCATGGCGGTCAAGAGCTTGACGCCACAGATTTGCTTCAAGGTTTCGATATCGTAGCCGGCCACAATTTGGCCGATGATCCGAATCTCGTCCCGGCAGAAGCGCTGTACCTCGGTCTGGGCGTCCTCGATGCGCTCCATCGAGAATTGGCCTTTGAGCTGCTGCGCGGTGGCCGTCTCGTTCGGGTCGCTCATGCCGCGGACGATGTCGGAGATGCCGGTGAGCTGGTAGACGTCCTCGATCAACGCGGTGCGCTGGTCGCGCAGCTTCTGCAGCGTGTCGGCAATTTCCTGCATCGGCAGGAGGGCAAAGCTTCCCGCGAGGCCCCCCTTCTCCTTCATCGCAGCCCATCCGTTGACCGGGACCAGGGCGTTTTCCACGCCTTCGGAAAGCAATCGATCGAGCGCCTCGGCGCTGGCGTCGCGCACGCCGGCGACCTTCAAAGCCTTGGTGATCGAGACGATGCGGGTGGAGAGCTCGTCGATCTCGTTCGCCTGGTCCTGGTAAAAGCTGAAATTCGGCGTCGGCACCAGGTCGTCGTTGCACAGGTTCGCCAGCAGCGGCCGGGGCGTGGGGAAGAAGCCGTCCAGCCCCAACTTGTCGTCGCGCTTGTCCAGCAGCTTCGGGTAGGTCTTCACCATCCAAAGGATCACGCGCCGGCGCTTGTCCCAGATCTCGTACACGATCGCCTTCTTGCGGGTTTGCGGCACCTTCGTGTCGGTGAGGTTCTTCGGCGACCAGTCGAGCGGGATGCCGGCAATCTCCGCCTCGGTGAGGTTGGTGAAGCGCAGCTCCAGCTCCTCGCGGTCCATGTACACGCGGCGCCACTTGCCGCGGACCTCATCATCGACCCGGGCCCAGGAATGGCCGTAGTCCTCCCAGTACACGTAGTCGAGCTTGGTCTCCTCGTACTCGATGGTCTCCTCGGCCACCTCGTCGGGCGAGACGTTCGAGACCTGCACGCCCTCGGCGCCAATTTGATCGAGCTTCGGGGCTTTGCCCTCCGCGCCAACCGTCAAGGGCTGGGCGGTTTCCCCGGGGGCTTCGGAGCTTTGGAGGGAGGCGGGGTCGGGCTCGCCGCCAGCAACGGTACCTGCAGGGCCCGAGTCTGCCGGACGACGCTCTGCATCAGCCGCTGCAAGTTCCTGTTTCTTGAAATGCGGCACGTAGCGCACCCAGACAGTACCTCGACCTGGCAGCTCGAAATCGAGCACGCATTGGCGGTTGGTCTGCCAGGAATCGTTACAGTGATCAAGGGTGTACTGAATCGACCGCTCGAGAACCTCGGAGGCCACGCGGCCGACGGGGTCCTTGTCGCGGAAGCGGCGCTCGACGACGACCTTGGGGTTTCGGGCATAGAGCGCGGGCAAGCGGGTCTGGGTGTTGGCCCAGAGGATATTGTACCGGGTGATCGCCTCCTCCCTGGGCGTGCGGACGTCCTTGTATTTTTTCATGATCTTGCGGCCGCGGCGCAGGAACTTGTCGAACATCCGCTCGTAGGTGTCGATCTCGTCCTTCCAATAGGCCACCTCGGCGTCGATGTCCCCGCGCCGATTCGGATCCGCCTTCTTCGCCATGGGCTATTGGAGGAAGAAGGTGACGATCGCGCCGGTCGTAAGCGTGATGTTCAAGCCGGCCAGCATGTCGGCCGGGAACGGGGTGAAGGGCGGCACCCCAAAGGTGGCGTTTGACAGCGGCATGGCCGTGAGCTTCGCATTGGCCGCAGCCACGCCCGCCACGGTGGCCGAATCATTGATCGACAGCGTCGGCGTTGCGCCGCCCGAGTTGTAGAGAAAGCCGAGGACTTGGCAGTCGCGGGCTAGCACCTGCTGCGCGGCGCCGGTGCCCGTGACCTGGATCGGATTGCCTGTTTCTAATGCGCCTGGGCCGCCCATTTACTTCTCCTCGGTCGGTGGTTCAAACGTGCTCGAGTGGCGGATTTCCCAGCCCGGCCCCAGCACCTTCAGTATTTTCTTGGCCCGCGTCAGGCCGAAGGTCGATTGCGCGCCTTCCGAGTGAAACGTCCACATTCCCGGCGAGCGCTCGCCCTCGATCCGCTGGCGCGTCACTTTGCAGATGCGCCACTCGATCAGCTCCGAGTGCATCATCGGCCGCGAGGACCGCGAGTTGCGGGACGATCCATTTGCCCGCGAACATCATGGTGTGACTTTCGTCGGTCGGTCCGTAGCCGATTTGATTCTTGGGCAACCGGATCCACGGGGTAAGGCCGGTTATGGCGATCAGGTCCAGGCCGATCTCCTTGAAGGCCGCGGGCGGCACTGGGAAATACTCCCGGCCGGACGCGGCCCGGAAGCTCTCGCAGCGCTGGTTCACCAGTCGCTCCCACCAAAGCACCGTCAAGGGATGCCAGCGCAGCGCAGGCGGATACGACTGCAACTGCGCCGGCAATTGATCTCTCGGAACGCAAGCGCGCTCAGTCCTTGGAACTAGATCCTGAGCCACGGACGGCCTTCTCCAG